AGATGGCAGAGGCCATGCAGATGGCGCAAGCCGCAGGCAAAGCCGCACCGATGGTGAAGGCCGTCGATGACGCCACAATGAACCAGCTGCCCGGTGATATTCCGCCGGAAGCGATTGAGGCAGCATGACGCCGCAAGAGCTACGAAAGACATACAAGACGCTATTCGCGACTGACGACGGTCAGATTGTCTTGGAAGATTTGCGCACGCGCTTTCATGGCGATCAGCCGACGTTTAGCAGTGATGCGCTTGAGATGGCTTACCTCGAGGGTCAGCGCAGCGTTGTGCTGATCATCAAGAACATGACGAAAGATTTGGATCACAACATTATGGAGATGATGAACGATGTCTGAAATGCTCGCTGGTGAGCAGGTAGCGGAGGTCGCCGATACGGCGGTAGCCACGTCTGCAGATACGGCAATTGAAGCAGATTGGAAATCGGGAATTCCCGAAGACCTACGAAACCATCCAAGCATTGCAAACATGCAAGACGTTGGCAGCTTGGCAAAGAGTATGGTGCATGCGCAGTCGATGGTCGGTGCCGACAAGATCGCGGTTCCGGGCAAATGGGCTGACGCAGACGACTGGTCGCAGGTATACGACAAGCTCGGTCGACCGGCGTCAGCTGAAGAGTACGGTCTAAAGTTCGAGGTGCCGGACGGCGGCGAGGCAGACCCGGCATTGACCGGCTGGTTTGCGGACACGGCGCACAAGATCGGCTTGAACACGAAGCAGGCGCAGCAGCTCGCCGACAGTTACATCGAGCTGACGGGCGCAGCGGGTCAGCCCGAAGTTGACCTGGAAGCCGCCAAAGCGGAATCGACTGCTGAATTGCGGCAGGAATATGGCAAGGCGTTCGACGACCGTCTCGGCAAAGGTAACAATTTTCTCGGCGAGTTTGGTGCCGATGGCTTAATGGAATTGCGGCTGCAAGATGGCACGCCGTTGATGAATCATCCAAGCTTTGTGCGCACCATTGTAAACGCCGCGCAGTACATCCATGAGAGCGTGAGCGAAGACAAGATGATCGGCGACAAGGACAGCAATGTCGTGACGCCAGTCGAGGCACAGCGTCAGCTCGAAGAGGTGATGCGTCCAGATAGTCCTTACTGGGATAGCCGACATCCGCAGCACGATGTCTATGTGCAGCGCGCGCTATCGATACAAGAGATGATTCATCCCGATTTGGATGATGACTAGCGACTGACCAGCGCAGGTCGACAAGCGAAAGCCCGGCCTGCAAAGCAAAGTCGTAGACGACAAAGTCGTGGGTAGCCCATAGGTCCGCGCAATATAGGCCCGTGCAAACGGATAACCGCTGAACTGAAACTTTCAACTGATGGAGGCAGATTTGTCTACTCAAATCACCACCGCATTTAGTCAACAGTTTTCGACTAATGTGATGCTCTTGAGCCAGCAAAAAGGCTCATTGCTTCGTCGGGCAGTCAGCGAGGAATCGGTCACCGGAGAGAAGGCGTTCTTCGACCAGATCGGCTCGGCAGTTGCTCAGAAGCGCACTTCGAGGCACCAAGACACACCGTTAGCTTTAGCGGCTTGATGCGGCAACGCATCTCGAAAACTAGGTGAATTCAAAGAAAGTCTGGTAACAGATAACTTTGAGCCAAGCCGACGAAAGTCGGAAGGTGCAACGACCATCGAGAAATCGAGTAGAGCCAAGCGGCTCGAAGCGCCTAGCATCTCTAGTAGATGATAACATGGTCTGATCTGCACGGTGACGTGTAGCAGCGAAAGCGGTGCAAGTTTAGCGAACTTGTGCGAACAAAAATGTAAGTGATACGCCTCACTCAAGACGAATGGTCACTATGGATCATTGGGAATACGCCGATCTGATCGACGATCCCGATAAAGTCCAGATGCTGATCGATCCAACGTCCACATATGCCAATGCAGCGGCTTAATTGTAGGCCCAGCTCGTAGCGATACGATGCTGATAACTCGGTGAATTGCTGGGAAGTCTCTAAGAGATAATCAGCAGCCAAGTCGGCGAAAGTCGAAAGGTTCAGAGATCATCCGAAAGGAGTAGAGGCGTAGCCGCCTCGAAGCGCCGAGAGTCCCTAGCGGACTAAAATATGATCCGAACTGCATAGCGATATGCAGCTGCCGCAAGGCGGACTAAGTCTAGCGAACTTAGTTGAACAAATGTACGCAATTGGCAGGGCAATGGATGATGCGATTATCTCGGCGGCGCTAGATTCGGCGTCAACTGGGAAAGCGGGTGCGACCAGCACCGCGTTACCTGCTGGTCAAAAAGTTGCTGTCGGGTCACCGGCAGCTGGACTCACCGTCGCGAAATTGGTCGAGGCAGCTAAAATTCTCGATACCAATTCGGTCGATAAATCCATTAAGCGATATATCGCGGTGCATCCAGAGCAGATCGAAGATTTGCTCAACACCACAACGGTTACCTCTAGCGATTTCAATACGGTGGATTCGCCTAACTGATCGGCGACGGTCAGCTGAAAACTGCTCAAATTCGGGGAAGGCTTTAAAATGCTAATCCCGAGCCAAGCCGCATTGCGGAAGGTGTAGAGACTTGACGGGCAGCGTCTCTAGTAGACGAAGAGAAAGTCCAGCGCACGAACAGCAAGAGCTGGCGGCGAAAGCCGAAGTGTGACGGAAGGCGCTAGTACAAGGTGACTTAAACACGTTCATGGGCTTTGAGTTCATTACTTCGACCCGGCTAAACGTCGATGGCAGCAGTCACCGCAAGGTGTTTGCATGGGCCGAAGACGGCATCAAGCTGGCTGTAGGTAAAGACTTGAAGACCGAGATCGGAACCCGAGCAGACAAGAGCTATAGTACGCAGATTTACGTCTGTGCTTCTTTCGGCGCAACGCGCATGGAAGAAGAAAAAGTAGTTCAAATCCTGTGCAGCGAATAAGGAGCTGATTAATGGCTAACGTCAATTCTACTCAAATCAGCAACTTTATTGCTGATCCACCAGTGATGAACTCTGCTCGAAACTTTGGCGGCACCATGCGTGTTGCGTGCGGAACAGTGGCAGCTGCGGCTGGCGATCTGTCTGCAGGCGATACGATCATGCTTTGCTATGTGCCGTCGAATGCAGCGGTCTTGTCGATCAAGATTTATAACGATGATCTTGACAGCGGCACGACGCATACGATGCACATTGGACTGTACACCGTTGCCGAAGACGGCTCGGTCACGATCAAAGACGTGGACGCGTATTGCAGTGCTGCGACTGACTGTCGAGCTGCGGTAACTGTCGGCACCGAAGTAGCCTTCGAGGCGCGCAACATCAATACGATGGGGCAACGCGTTTTCGAGGATGCTGGCGACAGCAGTGACCCCGGCGGGTTCTATGCCATTGGCTTCGAGTCGGAAGCTGCTGGCGATACCGGCGGCGACATTTCGTGGGTTGTTACCTACGTGGTCGACTAAGGAAATTAGCGGGGAGCTGGCGAACGCGGCTCCCCGCGTTTCTTTATGCGTAAGTTAATTAAATATGCCATGACCGAGGCAGAAGCGGAGACGATCCGCACGGTCACAATGATGCAATACGATCATCCGCTGGTCGAGCGCATGGTCGACATTATGAAGCTGCACGCGCCGGACGTGGCAATCACGCCGAAATCATATGTGCGTGTAGAGAGCAAAGCAGACGGTCACGACTGGCACTGCGACACCGGCAACATGGGTCACATGAAGTGGTGCGCGTACAGCGGCAGCGTGTTGCTAACGAATGATTTCGTCGGCGGCGACTTTGAATTCGACGACGGCACGAAGCATCGACATTACCTCGACCTGCTGATGTTCAGCAGCGACGAACGTCACCGCGTGTTGCCACATGGCGGCGGTGATCGCATGGCACTTTTATTATTTCTGGGACGCGAAAATGGCCTCTGAAGTCGACATTATAAACTCGGCAATGAATATGATCGGCGCGTCGAATATCATTAGTCGCGGCGAAGATTCAAAAGCAGCGCGCGTGACAAATCAGCGGTTTGATTACGTGCGTGATGCAGTCCAGCGTTCGCATCCATGGAATTGCACCGTGACACGCCGGTCCCTGGCACCCGATAGTGAAAGTCCTGCATTCGACTGGTCCTACCAATTCACGTTACCGACTGACCCTTACTGCCTGCGCGTATTGCGTCTCGATTACCTCGATGTCGACTTCCGCGTCGAAGGCCGCAAAATTGTCACCGATGAATCTGCGATAAATCTGATTTATGT